ATTCCCTCTAGCTCTAGGGCAGCCAACAATTCGCCCATGCGGCCCAATTGTTTTTGGTTCGTTTTTCTCTTCTTACTCACCCATGCAAAATTACACACATTTGAGAAAGATGTCTAGTTTGCTTAGTTTACATCATCGTCAAATTCATGCGGTATGTCGCGTGGCTTGCCATAATATTGGATCCTCAGAGCCTCCATGCGTTTTGCAAATTCAGGTAAGCTCAATTCCATCTTGTCACCAAACAGATCCCAATTGTGCATAACGCTTTTTAAAATTTTTGTGTCTTTATTCTCTTTCCATAACCAACGGAAACATAAAAAATTTCGTATTGTATAAACAATGTTCATTTAATTCTCCATTTCAAAGTTAATGTCCAGCTGCGTATCTTCCGGGTGATCTATTCCCTCTGGACCGGTTTTGATGATAATAGGAGTACGCTCTCCTATATTATGACCGACAATATTGATGTCGATAAAATCTTCCGCCTCTTCTTGACTTGCTCCTCTGTCTTCCATGTAGATTCCGACCATTCTATAATAATCATAGACAATAACATCCGGGAACCCGGATCTTTCACCTATACCGATGATTGCTGAATTGAAACCATCCCATTTTAATAAATTTTCTTCCATAAATCGCTTCTCTTTCGTTTTAAGCAGTTAGTATATACTACAAGTCCCAAAACACCTAAATCGTCTGTAATCAGTTTAAATCGTCTTTTAGGCTAATTTCGCTTACATCTACATTAAATTCGGCCTTATCTCCCTTCATTAAGTATTTTTTACATATTCTTTCTAAACTTTTAACTAAATGAGTAATATTAAAACTCTTAATGTTAAAAATCTTCGGAGGATCCATACCAATAATTTCTACATCTTTCCATTTACTCCAATCAGGAGTTTTTTCTTTCATCTCTATTTCAATTGTTATGATATATTTTACATTCATATTACGATCCCGGCTCAAATTCTCCAAGTCCCGTTGCAAAAGGTCCGTCAGGAACATCTAACCAGACACGCGGTTTCATTCCAGGCGCTGATGCTTTTACAATCTTGTCTTGATCAATTAAAGTTTGCACCATTTTTTCTAAATGGTTTATACCTTTCTCTTGTAGGTCTGGTGTTAGTCTTTCTTTATGATGACCAATGCCATTGGCTTTACCTGTTTGTGTAAAAGGTTTGCCCTCTAATGCAGCTTGTTTAACACATAGAATTAATTCATCTAATTCATAATCTCTACCACGACGTGCAAGTTGAAGATCTGAACTACGCCCTTCAAGTAATCCGCTATGCGAGTTTCTGACAAATGTTCGGATCTCTCTATCGGCTGGTCCATTACTCTTCACAACAGCACCATTAACAATTTTATTTCTTTTAAAATCTATCCGGAGCATTTTACATAAATGTTTCATTTCACTTTCTGGTGGAGTCCATAATGCAAATGCAAATCGAAGACCATCTACAATAGCTGAAGTACCACGAATTAAGTTTCGTGCATGCTCAGGTGTTGTTACCGGGTTCTTCATATCCATTTTTGCCATATGATGCACCAAGAGCCATGTGGCGTTCGTTTCGGCTGCAAGTCTTGCGAAGTGTCCGGTAACAAATGCCCCGGCTGCTGGATCCGCATTAATATCGACATATACAAATGATGCTAATGGATCTATGACTACAAGAACTAAATCGTCAATCTTCTTTATTTGTGCTATAATCTCTTCCCACTCTTCCGTGGCTTCAAATCCTTTTCGTGTTGGAATAATAATTGGTCTTACTCCACCATAGTTAGGAAAGGGTAATATTTTTAAATCATATCCCGTTTCAGAAAATCGTCTGCCGTCAAAATCAACACCCTCTATTCTTCTATGGATCTCCGCAGCTTCATCCTCAGCCGTTAACATAACCACAGATCCATTTTGTCTCAGCGTTGCATCGAAAGCTGTATCATATCCAACTTTACCATAAGCAAGTTTTAACCCTAGATCTAAAGTTAACATACCTTTACCGGTATCGCCGGCGGCAGCGATGACGCCAGCGACACCTCGGGGTAATGTGTTATCCAGAAGGTATTCAAATTGAGGAGCTTGACCTTCCTTATATTGAGAAACAGATAGACTATCATCGAGAAGATTGATAATCTTTACATCGGTATCTTTCTTATAAAGAAAGGACTCAATATCGAATCCTTCAGCGATAGCGTCTGCTGCGTCCCATCCTTTTGGCTTTCCTTGTTCCGGTTGTAAAACCCGAACAGTATTACACAAAGTTAAAAGATGCGATGCTGCGGCAGTGCTATATTTCAAACCAGACTCATCATTGTCTGGCCATATAACAACATTACGCCCATCTAAGGGGGACCAATCGGTCTTGGAAACAGGTGCATTCGATCCAGCCATAGCTGTAGTAGCTGTAATACCAACTTCCCTAAGAGCGTCCACACACTTTTCTCCCTCCACTAATACAATCATATCTTCATTAGAACATGTTGCAATGTTCTCGCGATTATATAATGGACGAACTTGTGGGAACTTTTTCTCTCCCGAGGGAAGCACAGGATAAAATGTCTTATCTCCACCCTTAAATTCTTTTCGCATTACATAACAGATGACCTCATTATTCTCATCTTTATATATATGCTTTTTAGAACTCACGACCTCGCGCGTGGCTGGCGCCACGCTTTGCACCGGCTTACGCGATGTCGGTACACTTATGTATTCTCCAATATCTTTTACGGCATCTTGAAAATCACAATTTTTTACATATTGCCATAGATCTATGAAGTCTCCGAACATTTTGCCGCCGTTAAACTCTCCGCCTAATCCAGGCGTGTTTTTATTTAAACTAAACGAACAAGAATCTCCGGGGCCACCATGTAAATCCCCACACACAAATTCATCTCCCCTAATTTTACCATTAGGTAAAAGATGTTGAAGTATGTGGGGTAATCTCGACTGACAATCGGATTTAAATTTCTCTAAATTAAAGTCTTGTTGAGGCGATGCTTCAGCAGTAGTCTTTACATATCGTAAATCAAAGTTCACTTTCCGTCTCCCAACAATGCGTTTGAAAATCACAAAACCTACAAGAAAAGTGATCCCTCTCAAATGCAATGCGGGGAAGCCTCTCTTTTGCTTTTGTCGCTTTTATTACTAATACAGCCTTATCAATACATTCTTGCGCAAGTTGAGAATCAAAAGGAACTAACTCATGATATAATTCTTGCGTGTTTTTATTTACTACGGAAAACAATGCCGGGTGTTCCATCAAGTTCATATAGTATTGATAAACAACAATTTGTGAATGATATAAAACATTATGTCGTGCTACACCTTTGCGTTGAAACGATTTAAAATTTTTATCGTTAGCACTTTTACACTCCCATAACATGGGATATTTAATTCCTAAAGGTCCGCCTGCAACAATGCCATCGACATGACCTTTTATATTTCCTTCAGCAGTTTCAAAAGAAAATTGTCTGCCTTTTCTATCATGTGTTCTTAAATCAAAGCCGCCGTTTCTTAACCACAAGGTAAGCATTTCTTCATAAGTATGCCCGGCTTGAAAAATTCGTAATGTATCGCCTTTTAAAGGGTTATTCTCATCTCTTGGTTGTCCTTCAAGATGATATTGTAATTTTCGTGTACATGCTGTTCCTATATTAGAACCACCTATGTACCCTCGGATCGGTTCGTCTTTGTTTTTTAATTCTAATGCGTGATTAACATAGGGGTTAATACGATCAGAAACATCTCCCTCATTTGGGACGGTTGAAAGATTCCACATTTAAAGCTCCTAAAATGGTATTGGATCATCAATTTCTTCATCATCAATTTTTTCTTCTTCTTCTTTGGTAAAAGGTTTTTCATATTTTTTATAAAACCAATCATCAATAACTTCTCTATGAAAAATCATAAAAGCCTCCGGCTCTATAGATTTAAAAATCATGTGTAAATTATAAATTAAATCAAATATTTCTTCTCTACTAAATTCATGTAATGTTTTGTTTAACAAATTTTTTTCTTCTAAAAATTTAAAAACCTGAGGCAAGCATTCTTTTAATGCATCTGGTAAATGGCCCATATCAACTGTGGCGAAATCAGGTTGCCTATCCCTCCAATCATATTTCATTTTTACTCCTTCTTTTGCTAGACACATAGGACAACAAAACCATTTCATATCTTTGTTAAAAACATCTGATTTGCCAAAACCATGATGTCCTATGTTATGACACGAAGAACAACTCTTTAACCCCGTGCTTGTTATATTTAGGTTTCTAAGGGAGGCTTTAATGTTAAGGGTGTCAACATAACCTGGAGCGCCCCCCTTAGAGTTCTTGCGATACTTACTTTGCGCCATTCGCAGATCTGCGGATGACTTGAGATACATATTGATTTGAACAATTTACTTTTTTACCAATCTGAACATTTGATAAACCTTCAGATTTTAACTTTAAAATTGTTTCAGCTTTGTCACTAAATTTTTTTCTTCCTCGACTTTCTTTAAAAAGATGAGGGTTGATCTCATGAAACTCAAGTATTTCATTATGAAGTTCTTCCATGAGTTTAATGGCAGTACCCATCTTGGTAAGTATGCTCTTACTTAATTCCATCATTAATCCTGTGGTTTCCACCAATCAGGTTTATTTGATGTTGGTTGAGCTGGTTGAGCTGGTTGAGCTGGAGGAACATTTTGTGTTACTTGCTCTTGAACAGGCGGTTGTGCTGGTTGAGATGTCGGAGCAGCTTGACCTTGCATGACACCAAAAGCTTGAGCATATTGATAATAAATATCTGTACCTCTATCTAAAGCATGTATGTAAGATATCTCATTACTATCAGGCCACTTATCACCAGATCCATCATTCTTTAAATTTCCCGGCTGTAATTTTACTTTAACAACAGCATGAAGTCCGTTTAAAAAATCCCATCCATTACCCACTTGATTAAATAATTTACCCGCTTCAGGTGAATCATCTTTCCAAGAAATATTATAATTAGAACACACAAAAGCTCTTAAATTTTCTCTTGTTATATCTAAACTTATGTTATTAGGATCAGCATGAAAGACAGTAAAGTTTTGCCAAAAACTAGATCCTTCATTTGGCCCGGCAATAACATCAAATCTCACTCTTAAATATCGAGTTCTGTTATCACCTGTTTGTTGAGAGGAATAATGTTCATAAGGATTGTTCGGAACAATTTGCTCAGGTTTCCTAGGCATACCCGCTTCATCAACATTTTTACTTGGATCTTGTAATGTTAATTTTACCGGAACAATAGTCTTATCGGCTATTAAAGTCCTTTCTGTTGATGCTGAAGTTGATTCAGTGTTTACTTGTGTTAAATTCATATTCATATTATCTCTCCTGATTTGTATATTGTTTATTATCTGTTATTTTTACTAATACATTGCCTAAGTGAGCCTCTTCTAAAAGCTCTAATTTACCAGAACGATCTTTAGCTGGTAGATCCCAAATGTTGTCTCTGTTACAGACAAATTTTCTTATCATTTGTTTAGGTTGATTTGGATCTTGATTAGGATCAGGTATCGTGATGTAACATAATTGTTCATCAACAATACCCGGAATGATGTTACGCGCAGTACCATCTAATTGTATTTCATAATAGTCTCTGTCCGCCTCATCTTTTTTCTTATCAAGAATGCCTACAAAGATTACATTCTTGTTTCTTATATGTTGTAAATGAGTAGCCCAACTCACTAACTCAACTCTAAGTTGTCCATAAACTTTCATTGTGTTTATAGTGCCACCTTTTGTTTGAGCGTCAGGTTGTTGTTCTGCCCATTTATAACATAAACGAGATGCCACACTTATAGAGTCTACAAATAAAGTATCATATAAATTACCATCCTTTATTTCTTTTGCAAAATCTGGATATTTCGCAGCCACTCTATCATAATGTTCTTGACTGTAACTCCCGGTTGATACTGTCACAGCTGGATCCGGTCCGCCTAATAAAACTGCAATATCTTTACAGTCTTCCCAATCTCTTGGCTCTAAAGTTTTACCTTTAAAATTACGAACAGATAGATCACCAGATTCAATATTTAAGAACAATGTTCTTTCTTGATTTAATGATAATAGCTGTGTTGTTTTACCAATGCCCGGCTCGCCAAGTAACATTACTTTTGCACCATAATCGGCATTTAATCTTTCATTAGCTGAAATTATTTCCATGTTATTCTCCCTTGTTTTCAGTGATTTTAAAAGACGCTTCATCAGGCACTACAACTGTTCGTGCTTTTTGAAGTATATTTTTAATCTCAGGAGGAGCGTTTTTATATTTGCGTTCGCTCACACTTAATTTTACATCAGCGTAATGTTTAGCAGCATCACTTCCGTGTTTCTGCTGTAGATCATCAAATGCTTTAGAAAGCAGTTCTTGATCCCATTGTACTTTTGGAGTGAGTGAGGCTTCAACTTTGAAACCATCAACGTGATCGAAGGTTCTCGTTCCGGTATCCACTCCATCGTCTTGCAGCCGTGCCATCAAGCGTTGCCCATCATATCTATGTAAGGCACTCCTGAGTTTAGAGGCAGTATTTCTATCTTCTCTTTGTTGTTGAGTAAGAAGGAAAAGATTTTCTACAACCTCTTGTTCTGACAATTCGTTAATTTTAAGTTTACTAAACTTGTTGCATGTTTTTTTTTGCATTTTTTAATCCTTTATAAGTAGTTAATAAGTTGGCGATTTTTTTCACCGTTTTGATTTTTATATATCGTTTACATTTGTAATACAAGTAAAAAAAAATATTTTTTTTGTAATCTTGTAAACTGATACAATATATATATAATGTAAACTGTTTTTAAGGAGAGTAACATGGCAGAAAACAAAAAAGAAAAAAGCTATTCAACAGCTAGAATATATACAGAGGATCTAGCTCGTTTAAGAATTATGGCCAAGCATTCAGGTAAGACACAAATATCTGTTTTAAATCAATTAATTAGATTTCAATGGAATAATGAATTTGGTAAAGATGAAGATGTTTCTGTTAGTGGTATTGAATCAATAGGTTTATCTACGCCGTCTTAAATAGATCCTTCGTTTCTTTTATCTAGTTCATCAACAAAGTAATCGGCAAAGCCATCATAACCAGCACCTTGTAAGTTTGCTATAACTTCAGTAATATCATCAGCTTTTCTGTTAGCTTCAATCATTGCATTAAATTTATCAACTTCTTCGTCACTTCCTAAACTAATGTTTTGAAGTCCAGGTGCTTGAGATAATGCTTGGCTTGAGAATGGTGCAGCAAATATTAATTCATCATCACTAAAATCATCTGGAGTGCCAGCGTCATCCCATATATTATTGAGATCCGGATTTCTATATCCAACTACATTATCTGGTTTTCCATAATTTCTTGTAGCGTCTGGAATTAATCCACTATCGACAGCATTATTAATAAGATCTATTTGGTTATTTAATTTACCCCATCCGCCTTCATCAAATGCATCAGGTTTTTCTCTATTTACTATTTCTGCAAAAGCCTCAACATCTCCAGTTACTCCACCAACTTCAATAGCTTTCATAAGAGCGTTTGTAGCAACAGCATCTGAACCGCCTAACTCTTCAATTTGTTGGCCGACATATCCAACACCACTTTTCTCTTTTCCTCCTGGCATACTTGTAAATGTAGTAGCATCAGAAATAGCTTTTGCTCCTTCATCATTTATACCAACATCTATTCCCTCTAATTTAGCTTGAAAGATAATACTATTTACTTTGTCAGCGGATCCCACCAATGTTTTTACTGTATCAATTTCACGACCTCCGTCATATACAGGTTTAATATCTACATATCCATCATCTCTTACGGTAGCTTCAGTTCCAACTGTATAAGGTTCTGGCCCTCCAAGTGCCATTTGCATAAGCGCTGGAGCCATACCTATTGCTATTCCCGGTAATCCTCCAACACCTGCAAGTGTTGTTATAATGCCCATAGTTCCAGATGCCATGCCAGAAGCGCTTCCTTCTTTAATAGCATTGCCTAATTGTAATGCTGATAAAGCAACAGATATTCCTTCTCCAACATTTAGGCCGCCTTTATAACCAGCTACATCTCCGCCACCTTTGCTTAGGAAATCAAATATACCTCCGCTTTCTGCCGCTGCCTCTTCCGGTAAATCACTAGCTATAATTTCTTGCGCTTCTTTTCCGCCCATCTTAATAAATTCATCTTCAGTTACATATCTATCTAAATCATAACTCCAAGCGTATTTATCAGGACCTAACAAACCTATAGTAGATTCTTGAAATCCTCCCATTACATATTCTGCATTATCTAATGCTGAACCAAAATCGAATATAGTTGCTCCTGGTTGATTACCTAAAGGAACACCACCTTTTAGACCAGCAAAAGTAGAGGAAAGACCATCTGATGATACTAATTGAGTAATACCAGTTCCCACATTACCTACATTAGCAGCGTTACTTAATAAAGATGAAGTAACACCCGTAACTAAATTTCCAGCGTTATCATAAAAATTACCAAATTCATCCATGCCATAATTTGAAGAATCTAAATCTATTTCATTAGAGGATCGTTTTCCTTCAAAAGTAGTTTCGTTAGAAGTTGATCCTGTTTCGGTAGTAGCTCCAGTAACATCAACTAAAGAATTATAATCATCTAAAGTAAGACTTCCTAAAGCTAGGCTATCAAGAATATCCAAAGATGTACTAGCATCAAAACCAGCATCCCTTAACTCTTGTAATTTTTTTACTTTATCAGTTCCCGCTACATCTTCGTCAACTGTTACTCGACTTTTGCCATCAGTAAATATATTTCCACCACCAATAAGATTATCTAAATCAGTAAAATCTGAAGCGCCAATAACATTGCCATCTACATCCGTAACAAGACCTTCATCGGGATCTAAATTATCATACAAATCTTCCTCAAATTTAGTTTCAATATTATTTTCAATAATAGGATTTACTTTACTATCAATGACGTCTGTTAATTTATCACTCATCTCATAGCCAGTTTGATTTAAAGCTTCGTTAATTTTTGTTTGTTCTTCAATTGTTAAATCTTCTGGATCTGCTCCGTTTGATAATTTTTCAATAATTTTATTCATTCCAGCTGTAACACCAGCCCCAATTAACAGTCCTAATATTTGTTCACCAGTCCCAGGCCCTTTAACTACGGGTAATTCTAAATCAACACCACCACCTCCGCCTGGTCCGGGACCTATGATGACGCCGCCGTCACCTCCGCCGCCTCCAGAACCTCCTCCGGAACCTCCAGATCCTCCCCCGCCGGTGTTCCCGGCACCCCCGCCACCTGGGACGGTCCCACCACCAAAGGTTGGATCTCCTAAATTAGGATTACCTGATCCTAATCCGGGACGTCGTACGCTTCCTTCAAATTGTTGATTAAATGTTCCAGTTCCTGAACCGCCAAAGAATTGATCGGGATTCATCGTAACATCAAAAATGTCCAATGGAGGGTTCTGAAGATTTTGACCAGTCATAAAATTCTGAGCCGGTCTTCTAACAAATTGAGCGTCTGTTCGTGTCATGTAGGGGCCATAACCGCTTGAATATAATCCACCTATTCCTGTTTTATTTTCTGCCATTATGCTCTACCTCTTGCTCTTAATAGTGCTTGTGTTGTCGGATTCGTTCCCGCAGCCCCAAGTGCAATATCTCGTTCTATATTACCTGAAGATAAATCCATTGCTGGACCGCGTAAAGATATTTCTTGAGGAGAAGGTATAGGCATTCGAGGAGTTTGTATTTCTACAGCTCTTTCATCTCTTTCTACTTCTGGACCACCTTGTGTTTCTGGTCTTACAGATTCAGTTACTCTTTCTGTCACTTCTTCTACACGAGGTTTTACCTCTTCTTGAATTAATTCATTAACTTCACCAACAGCAGCTTTACTTCCAGATCCTACAACTCTATTTAAACTTTGGATAAAAGCATCGCGTAAAGCTACTCTAGCTTTTTTCATTTGTGCTAAAGTTTTAGGAGGAGTAAGCGCCCATCTCATGTAGGCTGGCGATTGAATTGTACGAGCCATTACCAATGCTCTTCCTATTTTTGTTAAACCGTTCCATGCTTGTCTTCTGTTTCCTCCTAAAAAACCACCAGCAACATTAGTAGATGCTGTAGCTGCTTGTAGTCCTACGCCCCGTTGTTTTTTTGCCCCTCCTAATGAAGAAACTAATTCAGCTTCTTCTCTTATTAAATCAATTGCCTCTCTAAAACTTTTAGGTTGTTTACCAAATATTTTTTTATTAGTGAAATCCATACCTGCACCAAAAATTTCATCTAATTCGGAATCTGTATATCCAGCTATTTTTCCATCACCCGACAATATTCTTCCTAATTTTCTAGGATCTAAAGCATTAAATACATCATCGGTAGCATTTCCAGATCCTTTATCAATTAAGCGTGCTAATAATAAATCTCTTGCATTAGTTCTAAATGCATCATATTCATCAGCTAAATTATTTTTCCCAGCCTCTCTTAATTTTTTTATATGTTTATCAGCTGCTCTAAAATATTGCACTTGTTCGCCGGGACTTCTCCCCGCAATATAACGTAGCGCTTGACCTCCTGTTTGGTTTTCTGCAAGATCTGTCATTTTTGCAGATTGAGGCCCAACTAAAGTTTCTGATAATTCTTTTCCTTCTTTTAACCTACTAATTAATTCATCTATTTGAACACCACCTGCGTTAGGGGCTGTGCTATCTAAAAGAAGATCATCAGCTATAAATGTAAAATTATCGATTTCTCCGTCAGCAATATTTCTATTTAATTTTTGAATACTTTCTATCATCTCCATACCTTTTCCATCAGGAAAAAGCATTTCAAAAAAAGTTTTATTTTCAAAAGATTTATCTATAAATCCCGCTCCGGCTGTTCCCGGTTCAGATCCTTTTGCAACTCTAGGTTTAGCATTAAAACTATCTATGTATTGTCCAAATTTTCTTACATCAAATTTACCATCAACAGTTGCTTTTTTAATTGCGTTCTGAAAAAATTTCTTTTGTAATATTTCAATACTTTTATCTTCTAAAGCTGGTAATGTATCTGTCATAGATCTACCAAACTCTTCAAAGTTTTGTTTTCGTGTATTACTTCTTTCTATAATGTTTTTTATTGTTATTTCATCTTGTGTCTTAAGAGCGCCAGGAGTTTCCATTTTTTGAGTAACATCATCTACTACTTCTTCTAAAGTTTTTCCGGATCTAGTAGCAAAGCTTTCTAAAGTTGCTTGTTCTCCTCTTGTAAATGTTGGTGGTTCAGCTAAATTACCTTGGACACCTTTAAATCCTTCACTTGATTTTGCTTTTCTTATTCCACTTAAAAATTTAGCCATTGCATTAGGATCATTTAATAAGGTATTTATATAATCTCCGGTCGCACTTTCACCATTTACTACACTACGAACCATAGCCCTAATGGATGCGTCATCCTGATGCGTCATGAAGTCTGCATAATTTAATTGAGCTTTTTCTAAATCATTTACGCTTTTTTCCATTTGTTTAAAAGCATCGCTTAAAAGTTTTTCATCGTTATTAAGTTTAGCTTTACCTTTTAAAGATGTATTAACATCTCTTATTTTATTAGCTGCAAGAGCAATATCATCATCTAAAGCCTCTCTTAATTTTCCTAATCCAAATGTTGAAGCATCTCCACCAATAGCTTTTTCTGCATCATAACCATTTATATATTTTCTTATCGAATTTACTTGTCTTAAAGTTAAATGAGAAAGACCTCCTTTTTCAGGATCTGGTTCTAAAATCTTTTTAATGATCGTGTTAGATATTACGTTTGGATCTCCTCCCGATTGTTCCAAAGTAGCATTTAACATATTTCTAAAATTTGTTGGTGCTATAAAAGCGGGACCAACAGGCCCACCTCCATCTAATGGAGTTTGTGTTTTTAAAACTATAGTATCATCAAATTCTTCTAAAGTTTTTCCTAAATCCTCAATTTCAAGTAACTTACTATTTGCCATTCCCATATCTATGTCGATAGCTAAAAATGTATCATCCATTGTTTTATGAAAAGCTTGTTGCACTTCACTTAATTGTTTAGCTGCTTGAGCTGGATCAAATCCTTCTGTTTCCACCTTTTGTAAAATATTATCATAAGCTGAAGTAAGATAATTTTTAATATCTTGTTCTGCTAGTTCTACTGTTTCACTTCCAATTCTTAATTTTCCTTTTTCAAATTGCTCTACCATTTCTTCTAAAGCTTTAATATCTAAAAAATCTTCTCTTCCATCAAATAATTGATCGGCTATTCTTTTTCTTAAAACTTGAGCATTTTCTTCTATTCTACCGGGGAAAAGTGTTTCAGCTATTCTTACATTAATGCCCATAATAGGTCTGTTGCTTAATCCTTCGGCTGTAATATCAGGTGTATATCCTTCATCAACTAAACTTCTTAATTGAGCTGCTCTTTCAATTCCTTCTTCTGTAGCACCTTTACCTAAAAATACATCTTTAACAAGACCGGTTCCGGTTCCGCCACTCTTTTTAACTAATCTTCTAATAGTATTAAAAAGAACACCGCCAACTAGTTCACCGCCAGCACCTAAAGCTGATTCTATTGCCGCTCTTTTTCCATATTCATTAAAATCTTCATCTGCTACACCTCGTGCTTTTTGTTGTATTTCATCTGCAAAAGAAAACAAACCAGCTCCTAGCCCCGCTCCCGCACTTGCCGCTAGCAATGGAGCGGCAACAGGTGCAGCTATGACAGCTCCTACTGTTCCTAAAATAGAACCTAAAATGGGAAGACCAGCTTGACCAACAAAATCTGTAACATCACTCCAGCTCAATCCCTCCTCATCAATAGCTATTTTACCTTCTCCTTCATCACCTAATTTTTGTCTCCCGGCAGTGGTAAGAATAAATCTTCCCGATCTATCTACATCCCAAAATTCTTTTTGAGGGCCTAATTCTTTGTTTAATAATAAAGCTCTTTCTTTGTCGGTATTTAAATTAGAAAATCGTAAGCGAAATCCTTGATTTTTTATTCCACTTGAATAATCAACATCAGTGTCATATTTTTCTCTTTCAGAAGAACGTGCAATATTTGGATCTACATATTGAGATGGATCTGTTCCTTGTGTTTGAGGAATGTCTGATACTTGAGCTGATTTAAAAAAAGATTCAGCATTGGGATTACCGCTATTAGACTCTCGCTGTCTTTTTAGCATTAATCTTTTTCTTTTTAATTCTAAGGTATCAGCCATAATTAACCTTTTAGCTCAGCATCAATTTCTTCTTCGGACATTTCGTCTACTGGTTTTTGAGAAGATGGTCTAACACCTATATTTTCTTGATAAGTAATTAGCGCATCATTGATAGATGGATGTTCGGCTGCTGCATTTTTTATAAATCTTTCATGCTCTTTTAAATTACGAGTTAGTCTGTCTTCCACTTCTCCTAGTTTTACTAACATCTCAGATACTGTATTAAATACTCCTGGTTTGCCTAAAGCGTCTTTAACCATTTGCCTTTCTTCATTAGATATTGTTTTACCGCCTTCTCCCAATAATTGTTTAGCATATTCTAATTGAAGAAAATCAACGACAGCTTTTTGAGTAGTGTATTGTCCCGCAGGTAATGAAATTCCTAAAGCTTGCGCTGCTTTTTCGGCAAAAGATTTAAGGGCAGCCGGCCCACCAGTTGCGCCGTCAGCATTTTGCTTTAACCAATTAATTTTAGATAAACCAGCATTAATATTTTTTATGCCATTATAAACTTCATTAACCACCATAGCAGCGGATCCTTCTGCTGCTAAAGACTCTCTTGATCCAGGGGTTTTACTTACATATTTTTGTAATACTAAATTACTGTCTCCTAGAGGACCTAATTTAAAATCAACTAACTTTCCATATTTAGGTTCAGCAGCTAACTTAGCCATCTCTATTGCTCTTTCTTTTTCGTATTCTCTTTCTTTATCTTCAATACCTTGCTGGCGCAGCTCCGCTGTCCGCGCTCCGCGGGACAGTCCCGGACCAAAACCACCTACCTGACCTGGAGCAATTTCACCATACATTTGAGCTACATTACCAGCTCGTATTGCCTCCGGTCTGTATTCTGGACTTCTCTCAATAAAAGATTCTGTACTTATGCGATTCACAAAATCTTCCACTGTTTCCTCTTGTGGCTCTTCTGGAGTTGGTTCTGTATTGTCGTCTGTTTGTTGTTGTTCTTCTTCTTCAGTGCTAACTGTTGTTGCACCACTCTCATCTGGGTTTTCAGTAGTGCCACTTGCTATCTCAAGATTTTCGGTAAGTTCAGGATTAAATAATTCAATGTCTTCTTCCGTAACTTCATCAGATGAAAGATATTCTGACAGTTTATTTATATCTCCGTCAAATCTTTCCATAATTGTAGTGTATCGATCAGGGTTTGCTTGAAGATATTGAGCAATAGCTCTATCTCTTTTTTGAGTATCAAACAATCCTTCGCTAACATTAAGACCTAAAATTCCTAATGGTCGATAATCTCTTTTTGTTATTGATTGACCTCTAGGATTTGGTGCTTCCCTAGTTATAGTAGGAAGATTAGAAAGAATACCTTCTATCAGTTTTCTATTAGCAAGCTCTTTTCTCCTACCAGCATGACCACCTCTTCTACTTTCAACTAAAAATCTTGGACGCCCTTGATCATCAAAAGTAATAACTTCTTCTGTTTCTATAGTTCCCGGTAACATAACTCTTCGGCCACCCGGAACTCTTGGTACGGATCCACCAACATTATATTTCATCATAGATCTTTGATGCCAAGGTTTATGCATTATACACTCCCTCCACTAAACGGACCTACGCCAGCTATACCGGATGCCATTCCATAACTATCGCCTTGGTTAGGTAATGGAGTTGATATAGTGTAAGGATTATTTGGTAAACTTCCTGTAACACCTGACATATAACCTAATAACTGGAACGGTAAAGATTGTTCAGCATATAAATTAGATTGTCGTGTGTCTAATAAACTTTGGTTATAATCTCTTAATGATTGCCCATATGTTCTAGCTGTATTTAAATCTTGTCCATACATTTGTTGTCCGGTTTGACCTAATTGAGCAAAGTTACCAGCTAAAGATCCAAGTCCAGTTGCTACAGATCCATATCCTTGAGCAACAGAGGGAACAGCTCTTGCCATAGTTCCATATGTGCTGCCTAAACTACTTATGCCTTGGGCCGCAACTTGTTCAGCTTGTCTTTGATTTTGAAAATTTGTGTTATACAAGTTTGCTAAACTATCAGCTAAAGCTTCTTGAGTTCCTTCTTGTATATTAGCTCTTTCTATTCCGTAACGACTTCCGCCTAAAGCTCCAGATCCACCAGCACTTCGTGCTAAATTACTTAATTGTCTAGCTTCATTATCTTCTAATCTCTTTGTTAATCTATCAGCAACTTGTTCTGTAAATCTATTTTCGTCAGCAATTCCTTGATAGTAAGGTAATGCGCTTTCGACTAAATCCATTCCTTTACGGGTACCTAATATACCTTCTGTAACAAATGGTACTCGCTCTCTTTCTAGCGCTCCCGCCTCGCCATACAGTCTTCTTGCATCTTGTAAGTAAGGAAGAAATTGACCGACTCCAGCGCCAGCAGCTTGGTAAGCGGAGGTTTCTAATCCAGTTAATGGTGCAACTTGTTTAGTAACCGCATCTTGTGAAAAAGGTCTTCCTACATATTCCATTTCTGGTAAAGGATTTCCTAAAGAATCTTTTCGCGTACCATAAATAATATTCCCTTGATCGTCTAACTTAGGTTGCATTCCGCTAATTAAACCCATAGACTGTTGCACTAAGAAATTAAGTAATTCCCTTTTTACAGGATCCATATATGTTTGTTGTGATTGTCCTACTTCAGCCATTATGCTTTTCTTTCTAAACTATTCATTAAATCATACATTTTACGAGTTCCTTTTTCTCGTGAACCATTACCCATATTTCTTACCGCCTCAGCTGTCATAACAAATTCTCCATCAGATAATAAAGCCGGGATAGAATCCGAAGTTCCTGTTCCGGGGCCAGCCGATTCTCCACCGTCTGTTAAATCAGTGATACCACCAGAGCTATATCCTCGTGGACGCATGTTGCGTGCAAAACCTGACATCATTGGATCTAAACTTTCTGCTCTAAATTCTCTTCTTAATCTCTTATCTCTTTCTTCAGCCTCCGCTGCAAAATCTCTTTTCTTGTAATAATCAGGATTAATAGCCTCTAATAAAAGTTTATTCATCATAATCTGATCAAAGTTTTGAAGATGTGGTCCAAAAAATCCTTGATTCAATCCACCAATACCTTGATTAAAATTAAATCCTCCTTGTCCAAAGCCGGGGGCTTGAGGACTGCCTTGACTTATCATACTTACTTTTCCATCACCACCAAGAATAAATTCTTTTCCGCTCTTTGGATCGTAATACCGTTGTGTTCCTCCCGGACCTTCTGTTATTTCATAATTTGGTGCGCCACCGCGACTTGTTCTTTGAGATTGAGGTAAACTCAATATACCAGCTGGATCGCTAAAACCTTTATAAGAAGTTGTACTTATTTGTTGGGAAGGTTGATTAGATCCACCACCCATAGATGTATACATTAATTTAGGTTCTCCTGTTGGAGTAAAATCAGGTAAATCTTGTCCCGCTGAAGGAGCTTGTTGTGTTTGAAAGTATTGTAAATAATCTTCGTAAGTATTAAATGCGCCAGGCTTAATAACACCTAAATCTTTAAAAGTCTGAAAGTCTTCTTTTTTTAAAGTTCCAGAACGAGCTAAATTTGTATATTCTTGTTTTTCTTTAGGACTTAATTTTGCAAAAGCTTTTTGCTTATCTTTAGCGCTTAATGATAAAGGATTCATAGATCGTGATAAATTACTTAATAAGAAATTTCTTTTAAAATCATCACTATCACCACCAAACAATTGCATAATACCTGCGGTGCCTAAAGAGTTAAGTAAGTTTTGCGGTTTAAAAAATTGTTTACCAGTATCTAGAATAAAATCATACCACGCCATATTGTCCTCATGTTATTTGAAGTAAAGAAACTATTGAATCTATTGCTGTTCCTGTCCCAGCGTTTATTTTCAATACGTCACTTGACTCCAAAATTATAACTTCTCCGTTTTGAAGGACTCGTTCTTGTGTGCTTGCAGACACTGATGTTTCGTTCCATACACCTGTAGTGGTTGAGGAACTATCTAATACTTTTGTAGAAACTGTTACAGCTCCTCCAGAGGTATTATATATATTTACAACTTTAACTATAGCTTGTCCACCTTGTGGGCAAGTATAAATTGTATTATCGCCCGATGATAAACCATTTTTCACAATATTTAAATAGGCTCTTGCCATTAACTTATAAACCAAGAAAAAGTCTCAGACTCTTCTCTAGTTTCCTCTGGTGTTTGTAAGCTGGTAAATATCCTTTGAATATCACCTACTAACCTTCTAAAATAGGATTCTTGATACTCGCTCTCCGGTAACGGTAAAGTTGTTTTTGTTAATACTTGTTCAGGTGTTCTGCTCATCTTCTACCATCCGGTTTCATATCTAATCTTACTCCTCCCAATCTCCATTGTTGGCCTGTAGTAGTGCTTTCAAAACGAAAAGCAGCTTGTCTACTTCTGATGCGAGAATATAATTGTTGTGATCCCGTAGATCCGCTGTTACTCGCTCCGGTTTGAAATGTAAATGTTTGATCTGTTGTTGGAGGATTCAAACTAGATGAATAATCTCTAACCTTTACAATTATATTCATGTCTT